TTCCTTGTCTCGATCGCCAGCATCACATCGCCAACAAAATCCTCGAAATCCCAACCGTATCGCTTGCAGCACCCGATGGCTTGTTTGCCGGCCAAGCGCCGAATGTCCTTCCGATGCTTGGCGAGATCAATGCCTCGAGTCTCCCCTTCGAGCCGATCGAGCTCGAGATCGAGGAGCTTGAGCTCGCGTGTTACGTGACGGACGATGCGACGGACTCCCGCCTCATCGTCGGAGTGGTCATGCGCCAAAAAGAAGAGATCGAGATCCATCAAGCCTTGTACTCTTCGGGCAGGCGCGGGGTCAGAACATGTCCATTGATGTGCGGGCGTTTCCATTGCGTGACATTCCGCAAGACGAGCTCGCCGAGCTCACGAGCCTTGGGGTCACCGATCTGCGAAACCCGCCACTGGAAGGTGTGCCGCACCATCCCTTGCGTGCGTCCAATGATGCGTGCGGTATCGCTTTGGCTCCGGTGGTGCCACACGATCTGATTCCATATCTGCACGTGATCGGGATCCGCTCGGAATGGGATCGGGGTCTCGGTATCCCGATGGGCGATCCTCACGGGCACCACGAGGGCCAGCCAGCTCCGGATCCTCGAGAGCCGATAACTGACCGACGGTTGTCGTAACCCCGTGGCTCGAGCCATCTTTTCTTGAGAGACATCGCGCATGGCCAGAGCCAAAAGGACACGATCTAAGGTCAGGAGGTGATCGACAGCCCGGGAGATCTCGACGGCATAGGACATGCGCCGGAGTTTGACGGTCTCGGGATCCCGGGACTGCGTGGGAGTTTCGTGTTCGATGAGCGCCCGCTCGGGATCGCCATAGCCCGAGGCCAGAAAGTCGGGCGGCAACGCCGACGTAGGGACGGGCACCCGCAATTCATTTTCGACGAATTGCCACCCGCCCCTTTCCATGCGGGCTCTTTGGCGCGCATGGATCTTGGTTTTGTGCTTGTCGGTCTCGCCCACCAACTAAGACCAGTGGCTCGTGGACAGCTCCTGGATGTCAGCCATGCTGACTTGTCGGCGAGATCCTACTTGCCAGTATCGGAGCTCTCCTCGATCGATGAGGATGGTGATTGATCTCGTAGGGACGCCCCATCGCTCTCCGGCCTCTCGAGGAGAGCACAGATCGTCCGGTACGGGCTCGGCAGAGGGGATGGGGCCCTCCTCCCCCTCCTCGTCTTGCACCTCGTCAGGAGCCGCCTGGGCGCTCTCCTGGGCCGTCTCCTCCTCTTGCATGTCCAAGTCCTCGGCAGCGCTGACCAGCCCCATCTGCTCGAGTTGCCCCCGAGCCTCCTGCGGGGAGATGACTCCCGTAGAAATCAAGATCTGGGACGCTTGTGCGGCCTTGAGCGTGATCTCCGCCTGCTTGGCGGGATCTGGCCGCATCAGAGACTCGTACGTGATCTCCCATTCGCTGGGGACGGCCTCACCGCGGTTTCTCCGCACCGCGAACAGGACCTCCAAGATCCGATTGAGTGCCGGTGTGAGCACGACTCCACGCTCCGCCTCTACAGCATCGTAGTAGGCCCGGACTTCTCCTTCGGCGTTGGTGTTGATTCCGCCGGGCTGCTCACCGAGCAGGATGGTGCGTGGATAGCTAGTCTGGCGGACTCCATCATCGACAAACTTGTCAATGAGCTTGTCGAGCCCATCGACAGATCGCTTGAACTCTTCAACGGAGTCTTCACTGTCCACCACGAGTAGGTGCAGCGAATCCATCATCATTTTCAAGTTGGCGATCGCCTGTCGGACTTCGGAAACATTTCCCCCACAGAGCTGATCCGAAAACTCCTTCATCTTGACGATGGGGATGCTGAGCTCGTGCATGATGTTTTCCGCGTACTTGAGCGCGGACATCAACCGACGCAGGGGAGCCCAGACGCTCTGCAAGAGCGATGGCCCCCATCCCATCGATCCCAGGTTCGATCCCCCCGACAGGAGGACGGACATCGGCATCGAAACTCCATCCATCCGAATGACACGACTGGCGTGTACCTTCGTTGTGCTCTTTCTCGTCGGAAGCGGCAGCACCATCTGATAGCTCTGCGGCTCAGCAAAGGCCGACGAGCCCAGCCCGGGATCCCAGTCTTCCGGAATGGCATAGACGCTGGGGACGACGGAGATGCCCCATAGGACCCGGACTTTGTCCAGATCGAGAGGCTCGTGGTAGGGGCGCCCGTCGTTGGCCGCCAACACGGCCAGGCTGCCTCCGTAGATTCGAGCGCTCTTCCAGTTCTCGGCCAACCGTCCCATGACTTCGAGATCGTCCAATTGGGATTTGACGGACTTCCAATCGAAGGATTGATCGGATCCCTTGAGGTTCCAGGTCACCCGTGTCGCGTCGTCTACGAGACGATCCACGATGCGACGGGCCATTCCGTTGTTCGCGTACAGGATCTCGAGCTGTCGGACGCCCATCGCGAGGCCCGGCACCACGACAGAGTATTCGCTCTTGTCGATCTCCGTTCCCAGGCCCGTGAGGAGGTTGGATAGATTGTCCTCCTTTTTTTGATGTTGCTGTGTCATGGAGTCTCTCCTCTACAAGTAGGCTCGGAACGTCGACTTTTGTTCTCCCAGCCGCAAAAAGCTCAGCCCTTGGACGAGCGCGTCGATGCGGTCAGGAGAGGGCATCCCAGGCACCCAGGTACACATGGACTGCTCGAGCTCGGGGAACACGCCCACGTGATGGACCAACCCTCGCTCGTACAGGGCGGAGGCCGGCTCGGCCCGCAAAATCTTGCCCCTGTAGACCCGGACGCTTTCGTAGGCGATAGATGGATCTACAGCCCGAATGGTGCCCTCTACCATGTCCCCTCCCTGGTTGATTTCGGCCACGACTCGATCTGCTCGATATTTACGATAGAGCTGGATGACCCTCGCTGCCCATTCATGGGGCTTGTATTTCCCCGTGCAGTCCTCGAGCACGTAGCCGTGTTTGTCTCGTCCCCGCCCCACGACGAGGATGCCCGTTTCGTCCGACTTTTCGTGCGCCGAAATGGCCGGGTCTACCGATACGATGATCTGCACGAGATCCGGATGCTCTTCGACTCGGTGCTCGGAGATGCTCCCCATCCTCCACAGGGCCTCGGCCGTCTCTTCGACGTACTCTCCGAGCATCTCCTGCCGTCCCAGGTTGGGGCGGTTCCGGTATCGGAGCTCGAAAGTCTTTCGGACATCCGTGGAAAGATACGGGTTGTCGTAGGTGGTGGCCGAGCTCACCACCGTGTCGTCCAGGGTCTCCAGCTCGCGCAAGAAGGGCTTGGGCTTGGGGGTCATCGAGATCACGCATCGAGCCCAAGCCACCCGGAGTGCCGGCTCGATGATCTCCCACCAGGTATTTTCGGCATCCGTCCAGGAGGCAAGCTCATCTGCCCAGATCCACGCCCAGTTGGGGCCGCGCATTCGCTCCGGTGCGTCCGCCGTGAATACACGTCCCCGGACTCCATTGGGCCATGTCAACCTCATGTTGCCCGGAGACCATGTGGGCCTGAAATCAGAACGCGCCGTCTTGAGGATGCCGGAGGGGCCTTCGACGCAGATATCTACGGCTGCCGTATACGTCGGGGCCACGATGCCGATTTCCCCGTCTCCGATCTTTTCACGGTCTCGGGCTACTTCGTTGGTGGCCTTGGCGGCACTGACCCCCTTGCCAATGCCTCGCCCTCCTCGGAGAATCCAACGTCTCCACTTGCCTTGGGGCATCCGTTGATAAGGGAGGGCCCACAAGTCCCAATCATCCAGGATCGCGACTTGCTCTTGGTGCGACAAGGACGACAAGAAGTCGGGCAACCGGTCCAACGACAGGCCCTTCATCAACGACAAGATCTTAGGCTCCATCATTCGGAGCTCTCCAACAAGGTCTTGAGTTTGTCGGCCAGGAGTGCCGCACCATCCGTCGCCACGGGTACTTCCTTGCCCGTCTCATCGTCGAATCCCTTGTTGGGATTCCCGATGTACTCTTTCGAGAAGAGCTTTTCGAGAAACCAGATCTTGGCCTTGCGGTGATCGGGACTCAGGCCCCGGTCCTCCAGCACCTCTTGCTTGAGGCGCTCATGGCATCGTGCATAGGCAGCATTGAGCTTGAGCACGAGCTCCCCTTGGATCCGAAGGTTCACCCGATCCCCCTCCTCGACTTGCTCGATCTGCTTCTTGCCCGCATCGATCCATTTCCACAATCGGGTGTTGGTAATTCCCAACTCCGAAGCGGCAAACCGCCGAAAGGTCCCTCTTTCCACCTTCTCCACGAGCTGGTCCACAACGGCATTGGTCAACGTCATGGAAGGGTGCTCGAAACGATTCACCGATCCCTTGGGACGGCCACTACGTGGCACCTTCTTCGGTGTCCCGTCCTTTTTGAGCTTCGGCTTCTTCTTGGCCTTCTTTTTGGTCTTCTTGGCCAATTAGTACACTCCGTGAATGAACAGGGAAGCATCACGAGCATCAATGCCCGTGCCGACGCCGCCCGTTTTCTTGAACTGCAACTTGAACGTTCTTGAGCCCGTCCCCGGCAATCCGTAGGGCACCATGATGCTCCAAGGACGATCGTAGATGGGCCCGGCCACGGCGGCGGGGTGATCGATCGTCTGAGACCAGACGGTGGCGCCCGCCGTATCGTCGTAGAGGCGGACATCGATGGCCGTATGGATGCTGCCTCCGGCCGCCCCGAACTCAGCCCCCGCCTGGATCATGACGGTGCCCGTGTGCTTGGGCTCGTAGGGGGCCGAGATGCTGATCGTGACCAGATCGGTGTAGACACCCGCGTTGTTGTTCGTGGCCGTGGTCAGGGCAGAGACGGCCCGCGTGTACCCGTTCTGCTGACTCATCAGCGTTTGCCAGCGCGAGTTGACGTAGGCTCGGGCCTCGTCCGTCGTGGAGTTGTAGATCCAGTCGCCTTCGGCGCCGGAGCTCGGATCGTCGTCTTGGGGCACCGTCCGTAGGGCGGCCCTGATGGGGCTGGAGGTGTCCGCCTGGCAGACCACCCCGTAACCGTCCTGCGACTGCCCACGGACGCCCACAGCGTCTCCTAGAGCGCTCCCCAGGACGGCGATGGAGGTGCCCGAGGCCGTGGCCGTCGTCGTCCCCAGGATGGCTGTGGCGTCGTCGTGATTGGCCTGCCCATACAGGCCAACCGTGGTGACTACCGAGGCGTCAGACTCGCCCCTGACGCCCGCAGCGAGAACGGAATCGCCGGACTCACCGTAGACGCCGTTGCCCGTGCCGGCTCCGTACCCCTCGACACCGTTGTTGTCGGTGCCTCCCGTCGTGCGCCCTTCGAGCCCCGGCCCCGTCCCCGAGTTGGTGGCCCGGATCGTGGCCGAGCTGTCCGAGTTGCTCGCCGTGACGGCAAACCCTCCAGCCACGTTGGTGACCTCCATGGCCGCATTGGATGCACCCGCATTTTCACTAACGACGAGACCCCTGAATGCTGCCGCTGTCCCACCCAGTACAAGACCGGCGATGTTCGACACACCCGTGGCATCCGTCTCGATGATGTGAGCATCGAGATCCGCTGCGGAGGTGCCCAGGTCAACCCAGTCGGTGAGCCAGTCCCCCGTCCAGTGGAGCATGTAGTTGTGCTCTTCGGCATCGATCTCGGTGCCGGGCACGAATCCATTAGGGACATCGGCGGGAGGTGCTTTGTTGGGCAAGCCAATAAAGGGCCCCGCCGCGTACACCGCGTTGGTGCTGAACGTGAAAACAGTCGATGGTTTTGTCGCCATTCGGTTTCTCCTAAAGTGAGGTCAGCACGGCTCGATCCCGATGAGGACGAGGTGGCCATAAATGGCGCACGAGGCCACGGCTCCATGGATAGAGCAGTAGATTCCGTCCCCGGTTACGGGGCCGTGGATGCTGGACCATTTTGAATCTTCGGCCAGCGCGAATTTGATGTTCCCAAGGACACCGGCATAGGTGGCCTTGCACAAAAACGACACAAGCAGATTGAGCTCGTCAATGTCTGCGATGCCCGGGACGGACAGGACGTAGGCGTAAGGCGGAGCTCCCGTATAGACCACGGGATCCACCACAGCGTCACCGATGAAGGTCCGGGCAATCTTGATGAGGTTGGGGGCCGTTCCCGTCCATTCGAGCGGGTCTCGAAGAACGGACAAGACGAGCTGCGTCTGGATCTCTAGGAAAACCCGGTACCGATCGTCGTTGAACCCCTGACGGGGCAAGTCCACGAGCCGGCCGATGAAATCGAGCTGCTCTCCCTTGGCGTTCGCGAGATCGAACGCCTGCTGAACATCAAGGGCTACGTCCTTGTAGTGGCCCAACGGGAAGACGAGATCACAGATGAGGTCTCGAAAGGGGCCCGGATCGGGGTGCTGGCCCAGGACGCGATCGTTCGCGATCTCGCAGAACTCTTCGCCACTGTTGCCCGTGTCGGTGCCCCAGTACGAATCCAGCCCCCAATAGGACTCGGTGCCCCAAACTGCCATCTATTCCGTCCCGCCCTCTCGAATCCCCTGAGCGATGGGGCCCACCTCTTCACAGATCTGCTTCACGATCGGCCCCGCGTCTAACGAGTGGGTGCCCTCTTCCTCATCTTGAAAAGTCCCCCAAGGGCTCGTGTACTGGTAGTTGACCCGGAGTTTCCCGTCCTCTTGCCACAGGAATACACAGTCAAAGGGAATACGGACCTTGTCGTCCACAGCCAGAACCTGCGCGAAGATGACATCCTTGCGCAGTCCTGGGACTTTGATGCCGGCGATGGGAGCGTGCCCAATGGTACGAATGATGAGTCGCATGATGGGCACCTATACCTGCGTCACCGAAATCCTCGGAGAATCGAAGGCCGCAATCTCACGAATGCCAATGCTGAGCTTGGTGGTCACCCAAATCACCCCATCGAAACTGACCTCGGCCAACACACCGTCCACGCCCGAAACCTCTCCGCTCTGCCGGAGATCGTAGACCACACCCACGTAGTCCCAAGCCTGGACATCACGGCCCACGGTTTGATCGTTGGCCAAGGCAGACTCCAGTAGAGCGTCCTCCACAATGGCGTTCAGATTGGGTGTGATGGCCTCTTCGCTCGTGCTCGTCGTGAGCGTCAAACGGATCCAAACGTCCACATCAGTGACCGTGTCGAATGCGATGGGATGAGACTGCCCTTCGGAGTCCACCGTGTTTCCCACGAAACCCGTGCCGTACGCTTGACCCCCTCCTCCGAGGGCCACCCAAATCGCATCCCAGATAGCCTGCTGCATGGCTGCCGTGGGCGGATCCGGATCCGTCCGCACCACTACGTTGAATGCCTTCCAGGGAATGCCGTCCGCGTCTACCGGGTTCGTGGCCGGGTTGTGGTAGGTCCGAACAATCTCCACCCCATCGACACGAGAGACGGCTCCTGAGATCGTGGCCAAGGGCCCCTGCCCCTGGGCGAAGAGCTCCGTCTGACGCCGTTGACGGAGTGCCAAGTCGGTCTCCTGGTTCCGGCCCAAGTCGGCGTCATCTGACGGGTTCGTGAATCCATCAAGGTTGGCGATGACAGTGACGAGGCTCCACGTGGTGCCCGCCTGCGCTGAGATCGGGCCCGTGTCTACCGCCTGGAACTGAGCCGCTACAAACTCAGGGTACGGTCCCCCCGTGTCCGAGTAGGGGCCATTGATGGCCTCCCAGTTGGTGTCGTTGTCGTCGTTGTTGATGAGGTCTCCGTCATTGACGACGGCCGCACCGGAAAACTCCAAGAGCCCTTCCACAACCGAGCTCGTGGCGTCCTTGCGAATCGTCCCGGTCAGAGTGCACAAACGATCGAGGGCTGCCCCGATGGCCGAGTTGGGATCGAAACTCCGATAGACCGATCCCAAGACTTGCTGATCAACCGCCCGGAATTCCGAGACGATGTTGACCACCTGCCCAAGCAAAGTGTCCGCCGAGACGTTGGTGTTGGGCCCGAAAGTGCTGCGAAGCTGTTCGACAATCTCATCCCGAATCTCTTGCTGAGATTGGGTGAGGAGTCCGTCTACTGTGAGCGCGAGCGTCGCCATTTTACAAGTCTCCTCCTGCGATGAAGGTGAAGTCCACGGGTTCCTCTTGGACGAGAACCTTTCCCGTGCCCGAGAGGGTGCCCAAGGCTCGATCGAGCTCGA